GAAACTGTTTTATTAGATAATAAACCTGTAACAGTAAAAAGTCAAAGTTCAGAATACAAAACAAATATAAAAGACAAGAACATTAATTACGAAATAGAATTTGAATATAACTTTGGATTAATTAACGATGTAATATAATGAAAGCAGCTTTATATATTTATGTAGATGATGAGGTTGAAATATTAACTCCTTTAACTGTTGATAGTACATTATACACAGTTGACGATAGTATTATAACAGTTGATGCTACCGATACAAGTGCTTTTGAATTTGGAACTGTTGCAAGACGTATTGAATTATTCCAAGATGAAAAAATATCTTTGACTTCTTCAATTCAAAACGTGAACGATATATCAAAAGTATTTACAGACTATTCGCAAAGTTTTACAATTCCTGCAAGTGATAACAATAATAAAATATTTAGACATTGGTACGAAAATAGTTTGGATAATGGATTTGACCAACGTAGAAGATATGATGGGTACATTGAACTTGATACACAATTATTCAGAACAGGTAAATGGCAGTTAGAAAGTGCTACAATAAAAAACAATAGAGTTGAGGATTATAAAATAACTTTCTATGGAGAATTAAAATCTTTAACTGATAAATTTAGCGAAGATAAATTAAAAGATGTAGCAGAATTAAACGAATTTACTATTCCTTACAGCGGAACAAATGTAAGTGGTTTAGTTGCAGCACTCACACCTCAAGACGTTATGTTTCCATTAATTACTTCGGATAGAGTTTGGCAGTATGGCGGTGGTGGTGCTAATGATATTTCAATAAGTGGCGGAGCAATTAATTTTGATGAACTATTTCCTGCTATAAAAGTTTCAAGGGTTTTAGATGCTATTGCTGATAAATACAACATAACTTTTAATGGTACTTTTTTACAACAACAAAAATTTAGTAAGGCTTATTTATGGTTGAAAGGAAACGATTCAAGAAGATTTGCATCTACCACACAAAGAAAACAACTTTTAGTTAACAATAATAATACTTATTTACCTGAAGTTTTTAATATTGAAAACAACACATATAATTTGGTTAATAGTGGAAGGGTTAGACTTAATATACCGGGTGTTTATTTTGGTGATTTATCTAATTTTAGAATAGTATTAAATTTTCCTACAATTACAAATCATAGAGTATTTATATACAAAAATGGTGATTTATTTACTACTTTACAATTCAATGCGTTTCAATCAATTACAGACATTCCTGCATCATTTGGTGATGGTGCTTATACATTTTTTGTTGAATCTTTTACTTCAACTACATACACTTATTCTTGTTCATTTTCATATAGAAAAAGTTTAGTTACAGGGGCTGCTGTTTCGTTTCCAAGCGTTTCTTTAGGTACAGGTAGTGGAAGTTTAAATTCTAATCTTAACTTATTAAATTATATGCCTGATATTAAAATAGCTGATTTTTTAAGTGGATTGTTAAAGATGTTTAACCTTACTGCTTTCAGTACCGATGGAATTAACTTTACATTGGAGCAGTTAGAGAATTGGTATTTTTTAGGTGGTATAAAAGATTTTAGCGGATATTGCACAACTGATTTAGATTTTAATAGAATTAAGCCATATAAGAAAATTAATTTTGAATATGAAAAAAGTGAAAACCTTTTAAGTAGACAATTCTTTACAACAAACTCAAGAGAGTATGGAAATTTAAGTTCTACTTTTAACACAGATGGTTCTGATTATTCAATTAAGCTACCATTTGAAAATTTATTATTTAATAAGTTTACAGGTACTAATTTACAAGTTGGTTATGCTTTAAAATCAGACTTAAACCCTTATGCACCAAAACCGATTATTTTATATTTAACAGAAAGAAAATCAGGAACATTATTTTTTAATACAGGTTTAACAAATACTAATATCGGTAATTTCAATGTTTTTGGTCAAGATTGTATTGATACTGATGATTTAACAAACAACACTTTAAATTGGGGTGTTGAAATTAGTTCTTACTTTTTACAACCTATCAATAATTCATTATTTAATAACTATTATTTAGCTTACTTAAATAACTTATATTCTTTAAAATCAAGAATGGTAAAAGTTAAAATGCGTTTGCCTTATTTAGAATTGTTAAATTTAAGATTAAACGATAGAATTGTTATCAGAGATAAAAGATATATTATAAACCAATACACAACTGATTTAACAACCTTTGAAAGCGACTTTGAATTAATACAAGATTTTAGAAGTTTAACATTTGATAACGGAACTTCAAGACGCGTAAGTAATCAGTCTATTACTTTTGATGTTTTTACAACTTCAAAAGAGCCATTGACTTGGACAGTAGCGAGTGATGATGATAATATGTTAACAGGTGTAACTTCTAACGCAACTTCGGTTACTATACAAGTCAAACCAAATGTGAGCGGATTAGAAAAAGTAGCTGCAATAATAAGTAATAACAATGATTTAATAACAATTCAACAAGATGCTTAAATTAATATTAGAAATGCTTCCGTTATTAAAAGAAAACAATAGTGAAGCGATTGCAATAGCAAAAGGAAAATATAAAAAGCCCGAAAACTTTAAAGAATTAAAACAAACAATAAAATGGCAATTACAAAGACAATAGAAATAGACGTAAATAGTCAAGGAGCAGTTAGTGGCATAGATAATATTTCTAATTCTATTGAGCAAACTGATAAAGCAACTCAATCTTTAAGAAGTCAATTAAGACAAGCACAGGCAGACGTTGCTGAACTTTCTGAAAAATTTGGTGCTACTTCTAAAGAAGCTATTGAAGCAGCTAAACGTGCAGGTCAATTAAAAGATGCTATTAGTGATGCAAAAAATTTAACCGATGCGTTTAATCCTGATGCTAAATTCAGTGCTTTATCGGGTTCGTTATCGGGTGTCGCAAGTGGATTTAGTGCGGTTGAAGGTAGTTTAGCTTTAGCAGGAGTACAAAGTGAAAACTTACAGGAAACAATGGTAAGGCTTCAGGCTGCTATGGCACTTTCGCAAGGCTTACAAGGTTTGGGTGAAAGTATAGATAACTTTAAACAATTAGGGGCTGTAATTAAAGCAAATACTGTATTTCAAAAAATATCAACTGCTGCTCAATGGTTATGGAACGCAGCTATGGCTGCAAATCCTATTGGTGCTATTATAGCAAGTATTGTAGCACTTGTTGCAGCAGGTGTTGCACTTACTAAATTTTTTATGAGTAATGCTGAAGCAGCAAAAATAAATACCGCAACTGTTGAAAAAAATCGTATTGCTCTTGAAAATCAAACAAAATCACTTGATAAAAACGCAGTTGCTTTTGATAAAAAACAAAGTCAAGAACTTGCTATGGCAAAAGCGAGTGGTTTAAATGCTGATGCAATTAGAAAATTAGAATTAAAATTAATTGATGAAAAAATAGCATTTGAAAAATCACAAAGAGCGATTGCAGAAAATACGTATCAAAAAAACTTAAACACTTTAGCAAGTTTAAAAGCTGCAGGTGCTGATGCTGATTTAATTAAAAAGCAGTCTGAAATTGCAAATGAATCTATAAAACAATATAACAAACAAAATCAAGACGTACAAAAAGCGTTTGATGAAAAAAAAGATATTCAAAACAGACATTTGGTTGAAGTTAAATCTTCTGAAGTAAATTCATCAAAAGAAATTGCACAAAAAAGAAAGGAAGCTGCAGAAAAAGCAAAGGCTGATGCTATACAAGCTGAAAAAGATAAAAAAGATGCTTTAGAACGTATTAGACAAGGTGAAATAGATACCGAAGCAGAACGTAGAGCAGAAGAATTAAGACAGGTTCAAAAACAATACGCTGATTTAATTTTAGAAGCAGAAAAATATTATGGTAAAAATTCCGAAAAAGTTTTATCTTTAAAAGAGGCACAACGCACAAAAGAAAAAGAGTTAACTGATAAATTTGCTTTAGAAGATGCTGAAAAAAAATTAGCTGATGAAGAAAAGAAAAAAGCAGAAGACCAAAAAAAGATAGATGATGCAAAAGTTTTAGCCGACAAGCAAATAGAAATAGATAAGGCTGTTGCTGAAGGTAAAAGAGTAATTGAAGAACAATCTTTTGCAGTTGCAGAAAATGGAATTTCTTTATTAAAAGGTTTATTTGAAAAAAATAAAACAATTCAAAAGGGATTAATTATTGCTGAAAGTGCTTTGGGTATTGCAAAAATAATTATTGGTACTCAAGCAGCAAATGCAGCGGATACTGCTGCAGCAGCATTAATGGGTCCCGCAGGTGTCGGATATTTAGCTACTAAAAAAGTTTTAAATAAAGTTAGTGCAGGTATTGGAATAGCTGCAAATATAGGTGCAACATCAAAAGCATTAAGTGCTTTAGGTAGTGGCGGAGGTGGTGGTGGAGGTAGTGCAGGTGGTGCTAATTCTCCGAGTGGTTCAGCTGCTCCTCCTCCTCAATTTAATGTAGTAGGAAATAGCGGTGTAAACCAAATTGCTCAAACTTTAGGTGCTCAACAACCTGTTCAGGCTTATGTAGTAGCTTCAAATGTAACTACTCAACAAAGTTTAGATAGAAACATTATTCAAAATGCTTCACTTGGATAATATAAACAAATTTGTTTACAAAAAACAATTTAATAAATAATTAATTTTTAAATAAAACAAAATGAATTTAATAGAACTTATTATAGATGACAAAGAAGATTTGCAAGGTGTTGAAGCTATTTCGATAGTTGAAAACCCTGCTATTGAATCTGACTTTGTAGCATTAAAATCTGAAGAGGTTAAACTTGCTGAAGTAGATAAAGAGAAGCGTATTTTAATGGGTGCAGTATTAATCCCTGAAAAACCGATTTACAGACGTAATGGCGAAGATGAGTATTATATATATTTTTCAAAAGATACAGTCGTAAAAGCGTCGCAGTTGTTTTTAAAGAAAGGTAATCAAGGCAACTCTACATTAGAACACTCAAAATCTATCGAAGGTTTAACAGTTGTTGAAAGTTGGATAGTTGAAGATTTAACAAAAGACAAAAGTGCTTTATATAATTTAAGCGTTCCCGTTGGTACTTGGATGGCAAGTGTAAAAGTTGATAACGATGAAATTTGGAACGATTACGTTAAAACAGGCAAAGTAAAAGGTTTCAGTCTTGAAGGTCATTTTGCAGACCAATTAGAAAAGAAAAAAGAATTGTCAAAGGTACTTACTGAAGAAGAAGAATTGATTTCTAAATTAAAAGAAATACTTAAAAACGTATAATGAAAAATACATCTTTTAAAGTTCACGTTCAAGAAGCATCTCAAACAGAAGTTGATGATGTAAACATTGAGCAAGGTGCTATGCTTGTAACTGATGAAGCCTTATTTATGGGTTTCAATGGTGAGCAAGTTAGAGTATATCCACCGCAGTCAGCTAATATGGGTTTGGGTTGGGCAAGATACGATGATACACAATATACAAGTGCTTCACCTTTTAATTTTACTACAACCGCTTTTACAGTTCCAAATAATAAGGGTTTTGTAATTGACACAAATATAAATTCTGCAATAGATTATTATGCAGCTAATAAATTAAGAGCAGAGTTTGAAAACGATGTGTATATAATTACAATAGCATTTAAGGCTCAAATAAGCAATGCAAACGGACACGTTGATATTTACTTTGAAGGTGGTAATGGAACTCCTTACGAAAGATTGCGTGATGTTGTAACATTTCCAAAAGGAAACAATGTTGAGCATACATACGCAAAGACTTTCCAATATTACGCTGATGAAGATGTAGTTGCAAATGGTTTAACTATTAAAATGAAACCAAGTCATTCAGGAAATATACACGATGTAATTTATTTTATTCAAAGAACACAAAATAATAAATATTAATATGAGCAAACAAACAAAAAGCAGAACAAGTCCAAAAGGCGGAAACAGAGGTTGTCTTTGTCAAGACAGCACGTACAGTAAAGAATGTTGCAATGGTGATTTACAAGCACAAGGTGTAGGTGCTACACTTTCACAAGGTGGTGAATCATTAATTAACAATGTTAACGAGCCAAGAACTATCGTAAGAACAAGTAACTAACTAATAAATATAAAATGAGTACATTAAAAAACGTAGCTAACAAGCTATTCAAAGTAGAATTAGAATCACACAAAGTAGATTTAGCTTTAATTGATGATGTAAGAAATCAAATAGATAGTACTTTTAAATTTGGTACTGAATTAGAAACATTATATAATGTGGAATTAGATAATGTAAAGAAAAAAATATTAAAAGAATATAATTCTCTTTTAAACGAAATACCTAAAGCAGATAAAGCATATCAAGATTTAAAAAGAAAAAGTTTAGAATTAGGTTTGGAATTTCCTAAAAATTTAGAATCTTTATATATGGAAATGATAAAAATGGCAAAAGAAGAACAACAAAGAATTAATACTATAAAGTAATAAAAAATTAAGGGTAGCTTTTTAGTTACCCTTTTGTTTTAATATTTTATTTAAACCAAATTTCCTCTATTCCATTAGGGTATAAAATAACCCTTGTATTAGGGGTGTTTTCATCACCATCTTTTATACCTTTTTTTAATACATAACATTGTCGCATAGAACAAAAATAATCTATTTGATATCTACCAAAACTTAATTTTTTTATATTACATACAGGATAATTACCATATATTTTTGATTCATCCCTCACTCCTTTTTCTTGAGATTTATATATTCTATCTTTTGTTTTAATATAATCTATTTCCATAATTATTTTTTTACAAATGTATAAAAATATTTTAAAAATATAACAATTTGTTTTTTTATTATTTTAAAGTTAGAATAACTAAATTAAATATAAATGTCGAACGTAATTAACCAAATTAAAACCTTATTGGGAATGGAAGTAAAACTTGCTCAAATGGCTTTAGAAAATGGTACTATTATCGAAGCTGAAGTATTTGAAGCAGGTGCAAGTGTTTTCATCGTAAACGAAGAAGATAGAATTGCTTTACCTGTTGGAGAATATAAGTTAGAAGATGGTATGATTTTAATCGTAGCCGAAGAAGGTATTATTGCTGAAATCAAAGAAGCAGTTGTTGAAGAGGAAACTCCTGAAGCAGAAGTAGAAGTTGAAGTAGAGCAAGAAATGACCGAAGTAAAAGAACCTAAAAGAGTAATTGAATCAGTTACTAAAGAAATGTTCTTTGCTGAAATTGATTCTTTGAAAAAAGAAATCGAAGCACTTAAATTAGCTAAAACAGAAGTTGCAGTTGAAACAGTAGAATTATCTGCTGAACCTTTAACACACAACCCTGAAGCTACAACTAAAAGAGAATTAAATACTTACTCACAAAACAGAACAAGAACAACTTTTGATTCTGTATTAGAAAAAATTTCAAACTTTAAATAATTAAAAATGGCTACTACAACATCTATTACAACTACTTATGCAGGTCAGTTTGCAGGAAAATATATCTCTGCTGCTTTATTATCTGCAACTACTATCGAAAACGGTGGTATTGAAGTAAAACCAAACGTAAAGTATAAAGAAGTTATCAAAAAATTAGCAACTAACGATTTAGTTAAAAACGCTACTTGTGATTTTGATGCAACTTCTACTGTTACTTTAACTGAAAGAATTCTTCAACCTGAAGAATTCCAAATCAATTTATCTTTATGTAAGAAAGATTTCCGTTCAGATTGGGAAGCTATCCAAATGGGATATTCTGCATTTGATACATTACCTCCATCTTTCCAAGATTTCTTATTAGCACACGTTGCTGCTAAAGCTGCACAAAACAATGAAGTATCTATTTGGAGAGGTGTTAACGCAACTGCAGGTCAATTTGACGGATTAGTTACTTTAGCTACTGCTGATGCAACTGTTATCGACGTAGTTGGTGAAGCGGTTACTGCTGCTAACGTAATTGCTGAAATGGGTTCTGTTATTGACGCTATTCCTTCTGCATTATACGGACAAGAAGATTTATACCTTTATGTATCTCAAAATGTTGCTCGTGCTTACGTTCGTGCTTTAGGTGGATTTGCTGCATCAGGATTAGGTGCTAATGGTACTAACGCAATGGGTACACAATGGTTTAACAACGGAAGTTTAACTTTTGACGGAGTTAAAATATTTGTTGCTAACGGATTAGCTGATAACTATATGATGGCTGCTCAAAAATCTAACTTATACTTCGGTACAGGTTTATTAGCTGACCACAATGAAGTGAAAGTAATTGATATGGCTGACCTTGATGGTTCTCAAAATGTAAGAATCGTTATGCGTTTCACTGCAGGTGTACAATACGGAATCGGTTCTGATATCGTTCTTTACACTCCTGCATAATTTATTGAATAACAAACTATAAAGGGGTGGTGCAATAAACACCGCCCTTTTTTTTAATAACATATA